CACAGTCACGTCTACGGGCACCACATCGAGACGAGCTACCTCGACCGCCGCTTGCAAGGCATCGTCGCGGGCTGCTACGTCCACCCACGCATGGTCGAAGGATGGAACCGGCAGACGGCGGGCCTGTGGGCTCGTGGCGTGGTGCGCGTGACCCTGCTTGCGTCAGGGTACGGCGACGTGGAGTTTGTGAGCGCGGAGCGCATGGCATGAGCCTCCCCGACCTCGACCGAGCCCGACGCGCCATTGGCCGTGTCCTCGTCCACGGCGCGCGCAAGCGCCCCGGCGCCGACGATGACGGCGCGTGGCTGCGTCGGCACCCGCTTGTTGACCTCGCCGCCGTGGTGCGTCACGTCGGCCGCTGCATGGTCGACCCGAGCGCGCGCGACGAGGAATCCGGCGAGCTCCACGCGACGCACGCGGCAACGCGGCTGCTCTTGATCGTCGAGCGATTCGAGCGACGCTAGCCTTCCGTCGCCCTCGCTTGCCATTGCGCGCCACCGTGCTACGTAGAGCGCATGGAAAAGTCAGAGGTGAGCGAGCACGAGGTGCGGGTCTACCGCGCTTTGTGCGGCGAGAAGTGGATGACCGCGATCGAGGTCTCTGAAGCCGCCCATGTGGCGCCGCGTACCGCGCGGCATCACTGCAAGCGGCTTCATGAGCTTGGGCTCGTGGACATGGCGGAGGTGTTCCCCGGACATCGGTACCGGGTGAGCGCTCACGCGAGGAAGCGAAACGCCGCGTACGTGCGGCGGCTGGACCGAGCAGCGGAAGTGATGGAGGCGGGAAAATGAGCCACATGTCGATGGGTGATGTTGAAGAGATTTTGGGTGTCAAGCTTCCGAGGGACCGGCTGCCGGTTTGGGCCAGGATCGATCCCTGCAAGGCGTCCAGGTTGTTGGAGGCGAACACCAATAACCGACCGGTCGCCGGAACACACGTCAAGTATCTCGTGTCAGAGATGCGGGAGTCTCGCTGGACTGAGACACATCAAGGCATCGCCTTTGACGAAGCCGGCAAGCTGCTGGACGGCCAGCATCGCCTGATGGCGATTGCGCTGTCGGGCACTACGCATAGGGTGCAAGTTTCTGGGTGGTGGAAGGCCAACGTGTACGGCAAGACGGACCACAGCAAGGTGCGGTCCGTTGCGGACGAGGTCGCTCGCGCAAACGGCACGTCGCAAACGGTATCCAAGGTCGTGTCCGCAGCTGGGCGCTACCTTGCGATGTATGATCGATACAGGCAGGGAGATGCGTTCTCGCTTGCGACCATGTCGGGCTTTCAAAGTCACGCGGCCGTCTTTGAGGCAATCGAAGCGTGGAGTCCGGACGTCTTCTCTTCGGCGGAGAAGATCGTGGCGTGGCGTGGCAAGTCAAGCGCGCCCACGCCATCGACCGCCACGGCCGCTCACGTGATCTTTTCTCGGATCGACCGCGTCGCCGCCGATGATTTCTTCGAGCGACTGCACACGCAGGTTGCGCTTGAGGAGGGGTCGCCTATTCTTTCGATGGTCCGATACCTCCAAAACAAGGGGCCTCGGCTCTCGAAAAGCCTTGATGAGGCGCGTTGCGCCGAGTTCTCCGCATACGTCAGGGTCTGGAATGCGGTGCGCCAGGGCGAGGGGCTGCAAAAGATTTACACTAAGCCGCGAGACCCAGGGCACCCGATCTGACATCGGCAACAACGGCAGGATATCGCACCCTTGACGCTTGCGTGATGGGTCGCGAGCACGCAGCCTGTCGCTAGGCTACTCGCCTCGCACCCTCGACTCGCTCCAGACAGCCCCGGTCACCCTCCCGGGGCTGTCGCTTTTCCGTCATGGCCACGAAACGCCGCACCACGCAGACCCCGTCGCGAGACGATGCGACCGGTCGTGTGCTTGGCTCGAAGTCGCGGCTTGAGACGGAGCACGGACTCGCGGCGAAGCTCATCACGCACATCTCGCGTGGTCGCACCTTGCGCGTCGCGGCGCAGTCGGAGGGCGTGCCGCATCGGACGTTCTTCGACTGGCTCGACCGTGGCCGGTCCGACTACGAGGCCGGCGTCGACTCGGTGTTCGCGCGCTTCGCGGACGCGCTCGATCGCGCGCTCGGGTCGTTCCTGGGACTGCTCGAAGAGACGACGGCGTTTCCCGAGATCGACAGCGACGAGGGCGGCAAGGTCGACCCGGCGTTGGCGACGAACCGGCGCTGGCTCCTCGAGAAGCGCATGCCCGACGTCTACGGCAAGCGCGTTGAGCACGTTGTGCGCGTCGACGCGATGGAGTGGCTTCTTGCGCAGCTTGACGCTGGCGTGGACGCGGGCCGCATCACTCCTGGAGCTCGCGCTGAGGTGCTGACGTTCCTTGCGGACGTGTCGCCCACGGAGGCCGCGGACTCGGCGGTTCACTGATGTCGGCCGGCGTATCCGCTGGCATCGCCACGCGGCGTGAGGATGATTGGCGCAAGGCTGCGCGCGAGGCGGCGCTCAAGCGGCTCGGCCCGCTGGTCCCCGCCGACGTGCCACCGGCTGCGCAAGGTAGCCTCGAAGACTTCATCTTGCGCGTTGGTCGTGGTCGCCTCGGTGTGCCGCACCACATGCCGGAGTATCTCGACATCTGGCGACGTATCGGCCAGGGCGAGCCGGTGCGGGCGGTGCTCTCAATCCCGCCGCGACACTGGAAATCCGAGACGACGCTTCTCGGGCTCGCCTGGCACATCGCGCGGCACCCGCACAGCCGCAACGCGTTTATCACGTACGGCAGCAACTACGCGCGCGAGCAGTCGATGAAGTGCCGACGGTACACGCTCGAAGCGGGCGTCGAACTCTCGGACGAATACAACCGGCAGGACGGTTGGCAGACTCACCGTCACGGCGGACTCATCGCGCTCGGCATCGGCGGCCCGCTCATCGGCAAGGGCGTCGACGGCGTGATGGTCATCGACGACCCATACAAGGAGCGCGCTGACGCCGAGAGCCCGGCCTATCAGCGGCGCATCCGCGAATGGTTCGGCGCGGTCCCGATGACGCGCCTCGAAGGCAATGCCGCGGTCATCCTCGTGATGACGCGGTGGCACCCAGAAGACCTCGCGAAGCAGTGCGAGGATCTTGGATGGGAGATCATCAACAAGCCGGCTATCTCGCTCGACGCGTACGGCGAAGAGCGCGCATTGATGCCAACCTATCCGAACGGGCTTCCGGCCTTCCCGGTGGAGCGACTCCACGACATCCGGCGCTCGATGGGCGAATGGGAGTTCGCGGCGCAGTATCAGGGCCAGCCCCGACCCCGAGGCGGCGCCGTGTTTGACCTTGCGACTACGTGCCTGATGGCGGACCTTCCGCGCTCCGGCACGCACGGCATCGGCATCGACCTCGCCTACACCGCGAAGAGCCGCGCCGACTACAGCGCCGCGGTGGTGCTCCGAGAGCACGAGGGTAAGCGCTACGTCGTCGACGTGTGGCGACAGCAGACGCAGGCGCCCGACTCGGTGCGTGCGCTCAATGCGCTCGGCCAGCGGTACCACGCGCCGCTTTGGTGGCATGCCTCCGGTGTTGAGCGCGGAGTCGCTGACTCGCTCACCGCTCTCGGTCTCTCGGGCCTTCGGGTCGAGACGCCGACAGGCGACAAGTTCTCCCGCGCTCAGGGCGCGGCGGCAGCCTGGAACGAGGGCAAGCTCGTTGTTCCGAGCGACGCCCCGTGGTCGGCTGCGTTCCTCGCAGAGCTCCAGGCGTTCACCGGCATCGGTGACGCGCACGATGACCAAGTCGACGCGATGTCGTCGGCATGGATCGGAATGGGCCCGCTTCGAGACGCCGGGCCACGCGGCACCGGGATTCACACGAGCGGCCGGACGCTGACGTCACGGACCGCGCGAAAGTACTACTGACCATGGCCAGCAAGCGACGCAGCAAGACCGAGTCGTCTGCGCGCGCGCTTGCGCCCGTGGTGCCGATTGGTGCGCGACCTCCGGTCGGTCGACAGATTTTCGCGGCGTCGCCTCGCACGCGCACCCGCAACCGCGTCGTCGGCATCACGCCAGAGCAGATGGCGATGGCGCTCGACCGGGCGCGCCTCGGTGACTTCGAGCTCCTGGCCGACGTCTTCGAGCAGATGTTGACGACCGACCCGCACGTGCGGTCGGTGACGGACACGGCGCTCCGCTCCATCAGCGGCTCCGAGATGCGCTTTCGTCCGGCGGACGACGCGCGTGACGCGGGGCTCGCACAGGCCGCGGCGGATTTCGCGGCAGCTTCCTTCATGCGCGTTCAGCGGATGGAGTTGACGATCTCGAACACCATCATGGCGGCGCTTGTCGGCCTCGCCGTGGCAGAGCACGACTGGCAGCGCGACGGGCGCGAGGTGCATTCGGTCGCGCAGCACTGGGTCCAACCGCGCGACCTGCGCATCTCGGACGCGTGGACGCCGCTTGTGCGCACCTACCCGCGCAACGACGCGGGTGTTCAAACCGGCGTATGGGAATGGCTCGAGGTGGACGAGGAGCCTTCGCGCTGGCTCGTGCACGTCTTCGCGCAGCCAGGGCTCACGAGCAACGTTGCGGGGCTGCTCTGGCCGTGCGCGTGGCCGTGGCTGTGGAAGCGCATCGCCGAGGTGTGGGGCATGGAAGCGCTCGAGCGCTTCGCCTCGCCGCTCATCTACGGGCGAATGGCGCAGAACGCGAACGACGTCGCGCGCAACAAGTTCTTTGAGGGCTTGCAGCAACTCTCGGCGGACCACGTCGCGGTCATCGAGCAAGAGCAGACGATCGAGATCATCCAGCCGACGACGAATCCGCAAGACACGTACGACACCGCGATCGCGCGCTACAACAACGAGATCACGAAAGCGATTCTCGGTAGCACGCTCAACGTCGAGGTGGGCTCAACCGGCGGCAACCGCGCACTCGGCGAGTCGCAGGCTAAGACGACAATTCTCCCACGCCTTCGCGCCATCGCCGCAAGCGCTGAGTCCGCGATTCGCGCGACGTGGCTACAGCCGCTGATGGCATTCAATGCCGTGTCGTTCGGCGGTCGCATCCCGCCGACGCCTCACGTCGAGTTCGTGCTCGAGACCGAGACGCCGCCGGTCATCACGCAACTCCACGTGGACGCGGGCGTGGTGCGCGCGAACGAGCTCCGACTCTCGGCGGGCCTTGACCCGCTTGACGGCCCTGAGGGTGAGCGCTTCGTGCAGCCGCTGGCGAAGGTGCAGACCCCGAGCTTCTTTTCCGACGACCGACCGACGCCGCGCGTGGAGGGCGGCGACGTCCCTTTAGCGAAGGCGCCGCGAGCGCCTCGCCGTCGACCGCACCAGCTGACCCTGCCGACTTCGCCGACGTCCTCGCGCTCTCCGACGCAGGTCGCGGCTTTGCCCTTCGACGCATCGGGCGACCCCGAGCGCTAACGCTGCGCGCCTCGCAGGAGGCTGCTGCGTTGGTGACCCGGCGTCTCCCCGACCTTGGCGCCGCTCTGCGGTCTGCGGCGACGGTGGACGACGCGACGCGCATCGTGCGCGAGTGGGCCGCGAAGGCCATCGAGGGCGACCACGAGCTCGTCTCGACGCTCTGGCGCTCGGACATGCAGAGCAACCTCGGGGGTCAACTCTTCGTGCGGGACGTGGAGCTCGGCGGACGCGAGCCAGTGGCGCTCGCCGACGACCCTTTCGACCGTGCCTTCCTCGACCTCGATTTCCCCGAGGCGCTCGACTACTTCGAATCGCGCGAAATCATGAACCCGGATGACTTCCGGCGACTGCTCGACACCGAGCGCGTCCGCGCGTGGTCGCTGTCTCGCGGCATCTCTGAGACCGTGGTCCGCGACGCCGCCGAACGCATCCGCAAAGCGATGGCGGGCGACGGCTCGCAGATGTCGGACTTCATCAACGGCTTGACCGCTGGCGTCGACGCCGACGACTACCCCGGCGGCGTGCGGCGATACCTCGAGATGGTGTTCCGCACGACGAACGCCACAAGCTACAACGCCGGTCGCCTCACGCAGCAGACGGACCCCGACGTCGCCGAGGCGTTCGCTGGCGGCGCGTGGCTCTATCTGACTGCCGACGACAACCGCGTCCGCCGCTCTCACGTGCCGCTTGACGGCAAACAGTGGCGCTACTCCGACCCCGATGCGAAACGCGCTTACCCGCCGCTCGGCTACCAGTGCCGATGCGCGATGATCCTGGTTGACCCCGAAGACGTGGACGCGGCAGCAATCGCGCGACGCGTCGACTTGAACTCCGCGATCACACCCGGCTTCGGGCAGTCGCCCATTGCCACGATTGAATCCGAGGCCGAGTGATGTCCTACGCCTACGCAGACGACAGTCGGACCCGCGCGATCCGACTCACGGGACGCGTGCATCTCGCGGACGGTGAGCGCGCAGAGTCGTGGAATCAAATCGCGTATGAGGGTGAATGGAGCGGACACGCCGCCGGACCGTTTCAGTTCACGCGCGAGACCTTCGACGCGATCATCGCGAACTTCCGCCGCCGCGAGCAAGGGCTGCCCGTGACTTTTGGGCACCCTCGCGACTCCGTGCAGGCCGCACTCGCGGGCCAGGCTGGGCGCATCGTCGACCTGCGCATCGGCGAAGACCACAAGGGCCGCGGAGCATCGCTTGAAGCGCTCATCCGCTTCACGCCCCGCGCGGCCGAGATGGTCCGCGCTGGCGAGCTCGAGCACTGCTCGGTCGTCGTCGGTTTCGAGAGCGTCGACGAAGTCACCGGCGAGGAAATCGGCCCGGAGCTCTACGAACTCGGGTTGGTGGTTCAGCCGTTTCTTGCGGACATGCGCCCCCTGCAACTTTCCGCCGCTCATCGCGGCGCGACCAAAGAAAGGAAGCTCGCGATGAGCATCAAGGACATTCTACTCAAGGCGGCCGAAGAACTGGCCGACGACGCCTCTCCCGAGGCCGTGGCTGCGTACATCGAAGGCGCGATGAAGCAAGCGGCGGCCGTCGAGGGCGACCTCGACAATGACGCTGCGGCCGAGGACGCCGACATGGCCAAAGACGTCGCCGCATCCGATACGCCTCCCGCTGGCGTCGCACCCGTCGCCGCGGCTGAGCCTCCGCTCGGCGACGCGGAGATGATGGCGCAGCAAGCCGCGGACTTCCTCGCAGCGGCCGGCGAGGCCATGGGCACCGACGCAGCCGGCGCGCTCGCCGCGATGCAAGAGAATCTCGACGCGATCCTCTCGCTGCTCTCGGGCGGCGCAGATGGCGGCACCAGCGCCGACGACGTTGCGGCGATGTCGAAGGATGTGCTCGCGCTCTCGCGTCGCATCAAGGAGCTCGAAGCCGACCTCTCGACGCGCAAGGCCGCCGAGGCTGCCGCTCGTGAGGACGCGCGCCTCGCGGCGTGCGCCGCGCGCATCGACGGCGCCATCGGCGAAGGTCGGCTCGCGAAGGAAGCGCGCGATGTGATGGTGCGTCTCGCGAAGCGCGGCGATGACGTGCTCGACGACGCGCTCTCGGCGCACACGGTCGCGATGCCGAAGGTGCCCGAGGGCCGTCGATACGAAGCCAGCGGCCGTCAGCAGGTCGCGGCCGGCAAGAGCCCCGAGGATGCCAAGCGCGTTGCTTTGGAGCGGCTCACGCCCGCGCAGAGCTACGCCTACAAGAGCTTGATGGCGGTCAAGGGGATGACGCACGAGCGCGCCCTGGCCGACGTCACGAGCACCAAGTGAATCACCCCGGTCTATCCGGTAAGAAGGAGAAAAGAAAATGCCTTTGAGCGCAGACAAGAAGCGCGAGGTACGGCCGGGGCCGATTCTCGGCGTCCCGTATCCCGTCGCAGCATCCACGACCATCTACAGCGGCGCCCTCGTGTGCGTGAACTCGTCCGGGTACCTCGTGCCCGCGGCGAACGACACGACCTTTGAGTGCGTCGGTGTCGCGGCCGAGGGAGTCGACAACTCCAGCGGCGCCAACGCGGCGAAGTACTGCACTGTGCAGTTCCTCCACGTCGAGGAATTCCCGTCGAGCGGCATCGTCCAAGGCGACGTGGGCAAGTCTTGCTACGTCATCGACGACACCACCGTTGGCGACGACGCGGCTGCGTCGAAGAACGTCCACGTCGGCACGATCGTGCGCTTGGTTTCGACCAACGTCGTCGAGGTCCACATCCTGCCGCGTCCCGCGGTGACCGCGCAGCCCACGTGATGAGCTGAGCGACAACGACCACTCATCACTAGGAGAACAAACCAATGTCCATCGTGGATTTCAGCTCCAAGCTGGCCGCGGTCAATCGCGCGTACCAGACGGCCTTCGACGGCCTGCGCGACGACCCGCCCGGCACCTACCAGCTCTTCACGCAGGTCGACGGATCGCCGACCGGCACGAGCGCCAACATCGGATTCACGGACCCGCTCGCTCCGCTGCGCGTGCTCAACCGCGGCGAGTCAAAGGTGTTCGACGACATGCGCGCCCTCGGCGCGAGCTACGACATGGAAGTGCTCTACAAGGGCACGACCATCTCGCGGCGCGACGTCGAGCACGACCTCACGGGTCGCGTCTCGCGCGGGCTCCAGCGCTTCGTCAGCGAGGGCGTGCTCCTCGTGGACGAGCGCGCCTGGCAGCTCCTGCTCGCGAACACCCTGACCGGCCCGGATGGCGTGGCGCTCCTGAGCGACTCGCACCCGTTCGGTTCGGGCGGCGCGACGTGGGACAACCTCACCACCGACGCGCTGAGCTTCTCGAGCTACAACGCGGCGAAGGCGGCGATGCGCAACTTCAAGCGCGAGAACGGGACGCCGTTCAACATCTCGCCGACGCACCTCTTCGTGGGCCCCGACCTGGAGCGCACGGCGAAGGAAATCACCGGCGCCGATCGTCCGGTCCCGTTCAGCGCTTCGGCGCAGGACGCGACGTCGAGCATCGTCGCGGTCACGTCCATCGGCAACGTCTACCAGGGCGACGTCACCGTCGTCGTGGTGCCGTGGATCACGGACGCGCAGGAGTGGCTTCTCATGGACCTTGGTAAGGCGACCGCCAAGCCGTGGTACGCGCAGGTCGCTCCCATCCGCGAGGAGATGCCGGAGGCCGGTGACACGGTCATTCGTCAGCGCGACGAGTTCGAGTACGCGATCAACTGCGACGTCATCATGGGCCCGGGTCACCCGCAGCTCGTGTACGGCCGTCTCGACGCCTGATCGCTCGTGAGAGAAGGAAAGCACCCATGACGAACCCCGCACGCTACCTCCCGCCCGCCGACAACCGCGTGGGCAGCAACAACCCCAACTCGTTCAAGCCGCACTCTCGCGTGCTGATCGAGACGCTCCCCGGCGTCCGTGTGACCGCGGGTGGCCGCTCCTTCGAGGGCGGCCCCTACGTGATCGAGGTGCCCGCCGAGGACGTGCCGAAGTTGCAAGCCAAGGTGCGCGACCACTCCGAGTGGGCACGCGCCGAACGCACCGCTGAGCGCAAGCGCGGCGACGCGAAGAAGGCCGGCAAGCCCTCGGACGGCATCACCGCCGCAAGCGTCTATCACTCGGACCACGGCAAGGGCGGCGGCTCGCTGCTCCGTGTCGAAGTGCTCGAGGATGACCTCCCGGCGCCGCTCGGCGACGAGGAGCGCAAACTTGCGCAGGTGATGGCACATGTGCACGCGCAGACGCAGGCCGCCGCGGCCCGCGTCGAGCGCGACGACTCCGACTCCGACGACGTCACGCCGGCCCCGCGCCGCCGTGGACGCCCGCCGAAGTCGCAGGATTGACCCCGCGTCGCAAGACGCAGGGAAGCGGCTGTCATGGGCTGCTTTCCTCCTCCGCTCCCCCGGCAAGGCCCGTCTGCGTCTCGGCGTAGACGGGCCGCGCCACTACTCCGCACGAGGCTCCGATGACCGTCCGCTACATCACGACCACCGACGTCGCGGCGATCATGGGCTCCGACGTGCTCACGGGCCTGTTTACCGACAACGGCACGCTCTCCACCGCCGCACGCGATCGCGCGCTGGAGCTCGCGTCGACGCTGGCCCGCGCGAGCGCAAAGAACGCCGGCTACGACACCGGCGACCAGAACGACGGCACGGGCTCGGAGATGGTCAAGGCCCTCTCACTCTCGGCCTTCGTGCAAATGGCGTACGGCCGAAAGCAGCAGACGCCGCCCGAGGCCACGATGAGCATCATCGGCGCGCTCATCGAAGCAGCGCGCACAGGCGACCTGCCCATTCCCGACCTGTCGCCGAGCGCACAGGACGCGGTCGGCGGCGTGCGTTTCACTGACTCGACGAGCCTCGGCTCGCGGTATGCGCCGATCTTCACGGGAGGCCGACTGCGGTCGGTGTACTGACGTGGAGATCAAGGTCAACACGCGAGGACTCGACGCGCTGTCGAAGGATCTCGAGGCCGCCGCGAAGCGCGCCGCGGACCTGACGCCCATCACGAAGCCGGCGGCCGAACGGTTGCGCGGCATCATCACGCTTGCGTTCTCGCAGTCGAAGAGCCCGCTCGGTGAGGCGTGGCGTCCGCTCGCGCCGTCGACCATCGCGCGCCGACGCAAGGGCAGCGCGAAGCCGCTCATCGACACCGGGCTACTGCGCAAGAGCGTGAGCGTCCGCGGCGAGAAGCAGGCGGTGGCGTTCGGCGTCACCGGCGCCGCGGCGAGCTACGCGGCCTATCACCAGTTCGGCGGCACGAAGATCCCGCGTCGCGCGTTCCTTCCGACCGACGAGCGCGGGACGCCCGTGTTCGACGGTGGCAGCGCGCAGAAGTGGATCGGGCGCACGATGCGCGAGGTGCTCGACTACATCGCGAAGGGCCCGAAGCGGGCACGTGGCAACACGCGGGGTGAGTGATGGCCCAGCTTGCAGCCGCCGCGATCCTGACCGCCGTGCGCGAGGTCGTCGAAGACGCCGCCGGGTCCGTGCGCATCATCACCGCGGACACGTATCGGCCCGGCGCGCATGAGGCGCTCGGCGAGGACGCCGCGTCGACGCAGGCGCTCGTCAAGCCGCGAGCAGAAGCGCGCTTCACCAGCATCGAGCCGCACGGCGCGCGACCGGCGGAACAGGGCAGCTTCACGCTCTACGCGCTTGAGCTTGAGGTGACAGTGACGCGCTTCATCGGCACCGAGCACATGATCCTCGACGACGTGCGCACAGCACTCCGCGCCGTAGCCGCCGAGGACTCCTCGCGGCTCGCGCAAGCCCTTGGCTGGCCGGGCAACCTCGTGCAAACGAGCGCTGTCGTGCCAGTCGCAACGGGACTCGTATCCGGCATGCTGCGTCACGTAAGCAGCGAGATCGGCGACCTCGAAATGGTCGAAGGTCAAGACGGCCGCATCGTCACGGTGCACTCGTTCACGGGCGTTGCGCAGGTCTCGACCCCCACCGCATGACACGGCGCGCGACGCCGGAAGGATGACCCATGTCAATCGAGATGTTCGCGCTCCAGCGAATCAACATCGGCACCGAGGCCAACAACGCGTTTGCGGACACGAGCCTCCCCGGCGACTTCGCCGATCTGCCGTTTCAAGAAGGTTCGGCGCAGCTTGCGCTGAACAAAGATCCGCTCAATCCGCAGGTCGTGCAGCAGTACATGGACGCACGCAGCCCGGTCATCCTCGGGCCGAAGATGGCGTCGCTGACCTTCACCATCCCGCTTGCCGCTCTCGGTAGCGCATCGACGTCGCCGGACTTCGACAGCTGGGGTCTCGGCATCTTGCTTAAGACCGCTTTCGGCGGCGTCGTCGACGGCACGTCAAACACGACTTTCACCGGCGGCACCGCCGCGGCTCCAGCGCTCACGAGCGCGACGGGCTTCGCGGCGGGCGGCGCGGTCGGCTGGGTCGACACGAATGGCATCTACCATCTGCACGAGATCGACAACGTCGCGACTCTGACGGCGAACCTGCACCAAGCCTATCCGGGCGCACCCGCGAACACGAACCCGGCGCGCGCCGCGACGACCTTCTACCTCACAGAGGATCCAGACACGTCGCTCGCGTGCGTCGTTGAGGGCAAAGAGCAGGACAACCGGTGGGCTCTCGTCGGCGGCCAACTCACCGCGGCGCCAACGTTCGCGTTTCCGCTCGGCGAGATTCCCACGATCACGTTCACGCTGACGTTCGCGAACTGGGTGGAACTCTCGCCCGCCGCCATCACCCCCGCCACGTACACGAGCACGTCGCACGTCTACGCGGAGGGCTTCCTCCGCATCAAGACCTACGACACCGGCACGTCGCGCACGCTCTACGACGCCGCGCAGATCGACTTCGAGCTCCAGGGGCCCGTCTACGTTCCAGTCCGCTCGCCGTCGGGCACGTCGCCGCAGGCTGGCGGCATGACGGTCTATCGCTGGCGCCGCAGCCGCGTGGTGCCCATCGCGCGCATGTCGATGAACATCCCGCACGAAAACAACGACTGGTTTGACAACCGCGACGCGCTGACTGACTACCACATCGAGTGGCAGATCGGCACGAGCGCAGCAGGCAAGGCGATCACCATCTCGCTTGCGCGCGCCGAGGTCGTCAACGTCCAGCCGGTCAACCAGGACGGTCTCGCGTACCAACGCGTGACCTTCGAGGCGACGATCGATGGCGCCACCGGCACCGCGTCGAGCGACCTCGAACGCTCCGCGATGCGCCTGCACTTCGGCGTCTGACGCCACCATCACGGCGCTGGGGAGCGCCAGAGGAAAGCACCATGACACTCGACACACTCAAGACCGTTTCTCTGTCTGATCCTGCTCTCGACCTTGAGGCGATGGACTCCGTCGTCGTCCCGTTCCTGCGCGACCGAGACATCAACCTCGTGGCCGTCATCCCGGGCGCACGCCCGCGCTTCTTTCACGTCGGCCACGTCGACATGATGGCGTTCCGCACGTACGTCTCGACCGGCGCCGAAGCGGGCGAGTCCGCGCAGGTTCCGTTTCCCGTCGCGTGGCGCGCCTTCGAATGCGCTGTCACGCGCGTCGAGATGGAGGACGGCAGCACGCTCGAACCGGCGCGCGAGGAGTCGCTGGCCAACGGCATGATCCGCAAGCGGTGGCGCGACGAGCAAATGGAGTCGTTTTCGCCCGCCGAGGTGTGGGAGATTGGGGCGCTGGCGTACACGCGGGCGCTCCTGGGAAAAGCGCGGCGGGCGCGCTTTCCGCTGCCGCCTGGCTGGCTGCACGTGTGGACGAGCAGGGTGCCACACTCGGCGGCTGCGGCAGACGCCGCGGTCCTGAGCGGCCCTGGCTGAGCTCCGCGTGGGGCGGCTCCGACCGCGAGCGTCAGTCGTGGCGTGCAGCGTGGGCGTGCGACTGCGAGGGCCTCGTGCCGCTCCGCGTGTCTCAGATGGACCACGCCAAGGTCGATGCGGCGCGTGCGCTGGCGACTGCCATCGGCCACGAGTGCGGCACCGCGCCGGACGCGTGCCCTCACCGCGTCTTCGATGACCCGCTCATCGCTTCCGTACTCGACGCGTACCGCATGGCGCGCTCGGGCGGCAACACGAACCTCGCGGCCTACGCCGCGACCAATCCGCCGGAGCTTCTGTTCCGCGCAGTGAGCGCGTACGACCGCGCCGTTGACCGCGCTCTCGCAGCGCGACGACGGCGCGAGGATGCGCGACGAGCCAACAACGCCGCATCGCAACGCGCGATGCATCCCAGGGGCAAACGATGACGGCGAGCAAATACGAAGTCGTCGTCGACGTCGACGCGCGCAACGCTGTCGAGGAGCTGAAAAAGCTCAAGGCCGCCACGGACGAGGTCGCGGACTCCGGCAAGAAGAAGCTGAAGCCGGCACTTGATGAGGCCAAGAAGGCGCAAGAGCAGGCGACGAAAGCGGCGAAGGAACAGGCCGAGCAGTTCAACAAGAACCTTGCCGCCGCCGCGTCGCTTGGGTCCGCGTTCGCAACGCTGAGCGCGCAACTCGGACCCGTCGGCGCATCGCTTGGCGCTGCGGCGTCCGCGGCTGGCGCTCTCTACGCCGCGATGGGTCCGACGGGCGCGGTCATCGGCGCGGTCACGGGTGCGCTGCCGGGGCTCATCCAACTCGTGAAGGAGCTGGGCACCGAGTCTCGCACGAGCGCGCAGAAGATCGAAGACCTCCGCGACCGCATCCGCGACACCGCAAGCGCGTACCTCGAGGCCGCATCGTCGGCGCGCGACTGGCGCTCCGCGCTCGAGGGCCTCCTTCCGCTCGAAGAGCAGCAGGCGCGATTGCAGGCGGCACGCGCCGAGCAGATTCGGCTCCGTGGCGCCATCGCGCAGGTAGAGCGACAGGCCGCGCGCGCGGGCGTCTTCGCGGGCGGGGCCAGCGCACGCATCGCAGAGAACGGGCTAGCCGACCTGCGGCGCCAACTCGCGGCCGTGTCGCGCGAAGCCGAGGGCCTGGCGACGGGTGCCGGACGCGCACTCGAACGCGAAACGAACGAAGTGCGCTTCGGCGAGGCGCAAGCGGAAGCCGAGGCGATTCGCGCGAAGAACGAGGCGCAGCGCGCAAGCGCGGAAAGCGCCGCGGAGCAGCGCCGGGAGCGCATGATCGCCGCAAAGCAAAAGCTCCTCGACATCGAGCGCATGATCGTCGACGAAGCCGCTCGACTTGCCGAGCAAGAGAGCGCCGCGCTCAAGGAGCTCGAACGCCGTCGCATGGCCGAGGAGGACATTCTCCGGCTCAAGCAGGAGCAAGCCGACATCAACAGCAAGGCGGCCGAGTCTGCGCGCCTTACCGCGATCGAAGACGACGAGCGCACGTCGAAGCTCACGCAGTCGCAGAAGGACGGCGCCGAGCTCGAACGCGAGCGTACGCAGATCGAAGAGGACCGAATCCGCATCACGTCGCGCGCGTCGGCGGGCATGGAGGGGATCCTCGACATCGCGCAGCGCACCGCTCAAATCCAGAAAGAGACCAACGCGTCTTTCGGCGAAGCGTTCAAGACCGCGGTCGACGAGTGGCTCAAGGGCTTCGCGTTGCAGGAAGCCTACAAGGGCGTTGCCGCGACCGCCGAGGCCATCGGTAGCGCCGTCACGAACCAGCCCAATGCGGCAGCCAAGTTCGCCGAGGCCGGCATCCACTTTGCGCTCGCAGCGGCCGCAGGCGGCGCGTCGGCAGCCATCCCGAATGGCGGCGGTGGTGGTGGCGGCGGGGGCGGTGGTCGACGTCAGGGGCCCGAGCCCGTCGGCGGTGGTGCCAGCGGTGGTGGTGGTGGTACGGTTGTGGTCAACTTCAACGCCCCGGTCGCCGAAGCGGAAATCGGGCGTCAGCAAGAGCGCGCATCTCGCGCAGCACGTCGGCGGTTCGGCTCATGACCCATCGCATCGAAAGCGGTTGGAACGTCGCGAAACTGGGCACGCTCACGCTCAGCGTGACCGGCAACGTCGGCACACAGTCCGTGAGCATCACGACGGGCACCTACTGCCACACGGATCTTACGAGCGTGCTCGGCGCGAGTTCCTACGATGACTTCGCGGGCGCGCTGAAATCTGCGCTTGACGCGAGCGGCGCGGCATCGGGCGGCTTTGGCGTGTCGTGGAATCCGGGCGGCTCGCTTGGGTATGAGATCACGAATGCCGCGAACTTTACGCTGACGTTCCCGAACACCGCGGCGGGCAACCGCATGGCGGACGCGCTCGGTTTCGCCCGCAACACCACGACGTCGAGCGGCACGTCGACCGTCAGCACGCGGCGACCGTACTACGTGATCGACGGCGCGATGGGCGGGCGGTCGGGGTGGACGCGCGTCTACGAGGGCGATGACATCGTGAGCCAAGCCGAGGCCGAGGACGGCTCGACGTACGCGGTGGCGCGCAGCACCGCGCCGCTCTACGACGACTGGACCGTGCCATTCGAGACGCTCGAAGCCACCTTTGAGAGCGAAGCCACGACCGCGGTTCCGTGGACGTGGGAAGCGTTCTTTGCGCACTCGCGCGGGATCGAACCGTTCGGCGTCTTCGACGACGCGGGCAACTCCTGCCACGTGCTGCGCGGAGCTCGCGGCGCTCGGTTCAAGCCGAGCCGCGCATCAGAGGACTGGGACGGCCGCTGGTCCGCGGACATCCTGTCGATCAACCGAGGTGCGTTGCCATGAGCCTACGATTTAAGCGCGGCACCACGGTGCGCCTTCAATGCACGCACTCGCTGAGCGGGACGCTCGTGGACCTCACGGGCTACACGATCACGTCGAGCGCATCGCGCGGAAGCGGTAGCGCGCTCGCGTTCACGGTCGCAATTGCATCGGACCAGACCGCGGACCGCGGCGAGTTCACGCTTACCGCAGACACGACGGCGTGGGTCGAGGGCGACTATCAGGTCGACGTGCGCTTCGTGACGCCGTCTGCCGATCGTTACTACTCCGAGACCTTCGGCATCACCATCGAAGAGGCGATCACGTGAGTCTGCTCGTACAGGTCGACGCCGCCTCGCTTGAGATCGAGTCGACGATCACGGTGGCGACGCTCGTGGGCGACGCGCCTGTTACGATTGCGATTGCGACGATGGGCCCCGCTGGCCCACCAGGGCCTACGGGTGCCACCGGAGCACAGGGCCCCGCAGGAGCGACGGGCGCGACAGGGGCGACCGGAGCGACCGGAGCGACCGGAGCGACGGGTTCGCAGGGGTCGCAAGGGGACGTCGGTCCGACTGGCGCGACCGGGCCGCAGGGCGATACGGGCCCTGCGGGTGCGACGGGAGCCACGGGGGGCACGGGCCCAGCGGGGCCTGCGGGACCGCAGGGCGACGCGGGACCGCAGGGCGACGCGGGACCAGCCGGGCCGCAAGGTCCGCAGGGCGACCCTGGCGCGGCGGGAGCGACGGGAGCCACGGGACCGGCAGGGCCGGCCGGGCCAGGGGTCGCGGTCGTCCAGAGCTTCGCGACCTTCGCTGCGGGACTCACGGCAGCCGATCAGGACTTCTATCGCACGGCGTCCGACCTGCTGAATGTGCCGACGTTTACGGTGTCGGCCCTGGTGCGGATCTACGGGCAAGGGAACCAGTTTATCGCTGGATCCTCGTCGGAGTTTTCCACCGGCCACCGTCTACAAACGCTCGGCGAGGGCTTGCGCTTTGCCGCGATAGACTCGTCGGGCGCGGGGTTCGCCGCCGACGGATATGAACCCCTTGCTACGTCGGGTCGCTGGGTCCTGATCTGCGGTACCAAACAGACTTTCGCGGCAGACTGGGCCACTCGGCTCTGCGTGAACGGGGTACAGTTGGCGGAGAACTACCAGGCTAGCGGCGGCGGCGCGCGAGCCACGGACCCGTTCGCGATCGGCGCATCGATGGAAGGCGCCGCCTTTCCGTGCGTCAGTGTGCGGATCGCATTCGTGTCGCTGTCGTTCCGAGCCATCTTGCCCGACGAGCAAAAGGCGTGGTGGGACACCGTGGTGGAGAACGAGGGCGCATACGTCGCGCCCCCTGGAGGCGCGGAGGATCACCTCTGGATCCTGTCAGGCGCACCAGGCGCGACACTGTTTGACTCCATCGGATCCGCCAATCTCACACGCACAGGGACCGCAGCCACAGTGACCGGGGTCTCGCGAGGGTTCGTAATTTGACCTCGCGCCGCTCACTGCCCCGACCGCGGGGCCTCCTCGCGCCGCGTGGGTGGTACTCTGTCGGCGGCACGTCGAGCGCGATCGGGCTCGCATTGGCGAGCCTCTACATCGAGACGGAATACTGAGATGTCGTTTGGGGTCGTCACCGCATACCGCCTCGTGATCGAGGGGCTTGGCATCGAGGCCGTGACAGATCCTGCGATGGAGCGGCTGTCGCCCGACATATCGCGGCGGCGCATCGTCGGGCTTCTGCGCGACGGGCTCAAGCTCTCAGAGCAATGCGACATCGCGCGTGGCGAGATCGAGGCCGGCGCGATGACGGTCGCGATCGTCGACCGGCAAGAGGACCAGGTCTGGTGTCAGTGGCTCGCGCAGCAGCCGACGCGCTGGACGTGGCTCACCGCGGACCTCGACGACAGCTACGACACCGTCACGGTCTCGAGCACCGAGGGCATTACCACCAACGACGTGATTCACATCGGCACCGAAGCGATGCTCGTCGCTGGCGTCGCAACCGCCACGGAGCTCGACGTCACCGGCGGCCGCGCGTGGTGGCAGACGATCGCGCAGTACCACTACACGACCGATGGCGAGGAGCTCGTCACGCCGAAGGTCACGGTCACGCGGCCGACGACGCTTGAAGGGCGCCGCGCGTACCTCTACCGCTACGTCGACGGCGACTCGCTCCAGGGCGACGGCTCGCTCATCTGGCGCGGCATCTGCTCGACTGACGCAAAGCTCGAGGATGACGGCGCGACGTGGACGATCACGATCGACCCGATCACGACGTTGCTAAAGCAGCCGCTCGCGAGCGACCTCGAGGAGCCGACGACGATTCGCGGCATCTACTACCCTCAATCGCAGTTCTTCCGATGCCGCTTCGGCGAGACGAACTCACCCGACGCATTCGACGCTGTGTCATCGAAAACCGCCGTCATCCGCATGTGGGGCTTTTGGGAGACGCAAGCGCAGTGGTGCGCGGACTTTCAGCTCGCGATCGATCAGGCGAGCTCGACGTCAGGCGCGGGCACGACCGGCATCGTCGGCGGCACGACCGGCGTCGTTGAAGTGGAAATCGCGTTTTCATCTGCGCGCACGACTGAAACGATCGTGTGCGAAGAGCAGGAAACGGGTCACTGGGGGGTCCGATGGATCCCCGACTCCGCGAGCCCGCGCCACATCTTCGTTGCCGGGTTCGGCACAGGCGGTGCCGGAAGCCTTGGCATCGAAGGCACGCTCTTGGAGCTCTCCGGCGACCCGACCGCGGACGTCACAGCAGACCACCCGTGGGTGATCGTCGCCGGCAACGGCGGCACGACGGGTCAAGGTCTCGTGCCTCGCGCAGTCGCAGGCGGCAGCGGTATCGGCGGCGGCGGACTCCCGTTTTCTGCGCTGCGTCTCTATCCCGCGATCGACCTCACGAGCGTCGCGCTTTCACTGGCGTCGCTTGAAGACGCCGCAGCACAAATCGAATGGACGGACGGCG